CCATCTTCCATAGACAGATTAGTGCGGACTTTGTTCTCTGGAATAGTTAATCTTTGACTTGGCTTTTCTTTTGCTTCTAATTTAATGTTGTATTTCTTTTCTAGTCTACTTCGTCGACGCATTAGGGTACGAAGGTCAATATCTAATACTTTTGCTAATATAGTTCCCGATTGATGTTTATTCCACAACTCTATAAAATCTTCATCGTTGCATCTTGGTTGCATTTTATTCGCCTAATTTATATGTTTTGACTGGTTCGTGACTTTTTAAGTCCACATTACACGCCCATTTAACAGCTTCCTCTGCACTTAATCCCATTCTCATACAAACCTCTGCAGCCATTGAGCCACTGCCAATTGCCATAAAAGTTCTAACTCGTTCCCATTCTAGGTCATCTCCACAAGAGAATAGACCCTCTTCTGTTAATTTTAAGAATGAACTATCTGCTTTTAGTTTTGGTTTTGTCTTGTGTTTCTTATTAATATATTCAGAAACCTTTTCTCCATCCACCCAATTACCTGCAACTCCAAGATAACCACCTTCTATTGCAATAATCTTATCTTCAAAATATTTAATACCTGAATCATCGTCTGAAAACTGACTGTCTGCAACTAATTTTTTATTAATCCAATCGCCAACAATAGTAGTCATATCATTCTCGTTAGGTGAGACCAATCCGTCTCACATTGTAGGTGAGACCACAAGCGTGACGGAGGGGAGCCGTCAGGGGGAAGTGGGGGATGAATGCCTGTGGTCTCATTTGTTAGTTTAGTTTAAAAAGCAACATTACTCCATACGGGGCAGAATTTATTTACACTGCAGTAATCTTCACAACGCCTATAAGTAGCTGGACGATGCTCCCAGAACTGGTCTGTGCCGAGTGTAACACCCTCTTGTGACGGATATAGCTTGATGGCTCGTTTGCCACCCTTCTTCATTAAAGCAAATTGTTCAGGAGTAGCCCATCTTTCCTCATCATTACAAATTGGGGGTTCAGATAATTGATGAAGTGCAATACGCTCTTGTACATAAGCCTCTGCCTCATCTAGTGTCCACATACGGATAGGAAGGGTCAGAATCGGTCTTGCAGGGTACTCTGGGTTCTTCTGTTGCTCACGGGGTCTCCAGTCTCTGAAAATGGCTGTAATGCTCAATTTAGTGACTTCTGTGCCATTCTTATGCAATAACCATCTCAGGACGTTTAACTGGCGTTCCCACTCGATTTTGCCACTAGCAGCGAATACTGAGGTCACCTTGTAATCAGATAGGTGAGAACCCTCTAAAACGTCGAATGCGCCCCCTAATTTCCATCTTAGTACCTCGGCATAGACTCGCTCCTCCCGACGCACTGTAGACCCCTTATAAGCCATTTCAAGCAGATGATGGACACTACTTCCAAACAACGCCCAAACACGGTCTGAAGCATCCTCTTCTATAGCGTCATCGTGCTTAATCCGCAACTGACGAATCAAAGGTGGTTGGATTAGCTGTGTAACGGTAATATCACTGCTACCTGGGGTATACCCTTGGTTTTGTACTGCATTGACTATTGGTTCTGGTAAATTAAATTTGTTTGTTAACTTCATTGATTCTCTCCCCTATCCACTTCATAACTGGAACTGCCATCGAGTTACCTAATGCCTTGTAGCGGTGACCGTCTGGTGATTCCCCCTTTTTCCAAGGAATAATTGTATAGTCATCCTTGAACCCCTGCAACCTCTCGCATTCCCTAGGTGTTAATCTACGGACTGCCATATTACCTGCTATAAAGGTCTGAGCATGGTGTGATTGAACACTTGGCTGCATAGCTTGTAATGCAGGAGTTACTTCTAATGGAGTAGCACTAAAGTTATTCGCTTTAGCATCTTCTCGAATACTATAAGCCTGAACCAATGGGACATTCCCACCGCCAGTTCCCCAACGACTTGTAACGGTCTGACATACTTCACCCATCTCTTTAACTCGTGAATCTGCAGGATGAGTTTCATACGCAATCATATTGAATCCATCGGCTCTACTGTAGTCGTTGCAAGTTGTTTGGAGACAGTGAGCAAGGCTTGGTATAAAAGTTCTGGCAACTTCTTGTTTCGTACTTTTGCTCTTCTTAGTATCCCCGCACAGGCTTTCGGACTCAAATAATACTCTGGCCGCAGATTCCCAGTCTCCAAGACATCCGACAACAAACACTCTTCTGCGTCTTTGTGGGACTCCAAAGTATTGAGCATCAAGCACCCGATATGACCACCCATACCCGATTTTGACCAACGCCCCGAGAAAGGAACCAAAATCCCGTCCACCATTTGAACTGAGGACACCTGGCACGTTTTCCCATACGAACCACTTGGGTCTAAAGTGGTCAAGAATTCCGACATAGCTAAGGGCAAGGTTCCCCCTTGGGTCTTCAAGTCCTTTTCTAAGCCCTGCAACACTGAATGATTGGCAGGGAGTTCCTCCGACCAAAAGTCCAACTGATTCAAGATTCCACTCCTTATATTTATTCATGTCCCCTAAATTTGGAACAGATGGATAATGATGTTTAAGCACAGCACTTGGGAATGGTTCAATCTCAGAGAAACCTACAGGTTTCCAACCAAGACTTTTCCATGCACAAGTAGCAGCTTCTATTCCACTACATACTGATAAATAATTCATCCCTTAATTCCCCTTAAAGGTGGGGTACTCGCTTCTTTACGCTTTCCCCCGTAAAACTAGAACGGCACTGTCTCGTCTTCAATTACAGGCTCATCATGTGAGCTAGTATTCTGTGGAATACCATTTTCTTCTAGTTCTTTGCTCATTAGAATCTTCTTCTGAACATAGCTAGACAGTCCGTCAAATACCTTTTGGTCAAAAGTGCCAATATCAAACTTGACGGCAGGATTAACCAACTCAGGACTAGGCATACCTTTAGGTAAAGCCATGATTGAACCTACGTTAGCGTAGACCTTAGAGTTGTCCTTAGATGGCTTATGTACGATACCTAACAGACAAGGAGCACCCAATACATTCTCAAGACTAAAGTTACGCAACTCTTCCGCACTAAACGGACGACCACGCCATGCTTCCAAGTCTTTCCGTAGATTGGCCTTGTCTCCGATTGAAGCCGTGTACTCTCGTGAGATTGAGAATGGACGACCATCTTGCATCATCTCATTCAATTCCCAAGTGATACGAACTTTAGGGGCTACTTTAGCTTCACCTTTCCATTCAAAAGTCTGATGACCTAAATCAATAATTTGGTAGCATCGTGCAGCAAAACTTCCTGCTGGACATTGTTCAAAATCACCACCACCACCGTTACCTGCGTTGACTGTTAAGCTCATTTTCCTAATTCCTTTTCTAATTGTTCAATGACTTCTTTGATTTTTTCAATATCGTTTGTTACCGACATTAACTGCCATTCAAGACGCTCTTTCTGATACAGATAGTCTTGAAGGCGTACTTCTAACTGCTCTTGCTCTCTTTGTACTGTTTCATAATGTTCTTGCATTTTCTTCCTCCGCATTTTTATACCAGTCTTGGATATACTTCATTAAATCTGCAACAGACTTCCCCACTACTTTAAGATTCCCCGTTGCAGGGAGAACCTCTTGAATCAACGTGATATGAGGAGCATCGTCCACATAACCCGTAATCAATAATACACGATGTATCCAGGCTAGTTCTTTTAATAGAATCTTTTGCCCTTGTTTTATTTCCTCATCTTCACGTTTCCACTCCCCAAATAGAAAGCTCCCTTTACGCTCTAGTACCATATCTATATTAGATGGCATAAAGTTAGGGTTACTACCTATTACCCCCCTCAAGAACCCAAAATCAACATGGGTCGCTCTTGCGTTTCTCATTGCTGGAATCATACTTCTCCCTTAAATATTTCTCTATCTCTCTTGCAAACCGCATATCTAGTTCTGTAGGCTTTTTCCAAACCATGAGCTTAGAGAACCATATATCCCTTATTTCTTCATCCAGTAACTTTTCCATTGAACCTAGAAGTTTCCAACTTTTCTAACATTATTTCAATAGCAGCCATCCATCCTGCCTCAAATCCTTCATAACTGGTTGGATGATTCTGTCCCTTAACGGCAGGTTTCCATTCTTCACACCAATCTTCGTAATACTCTTGTACTTTACTCATGTTTTACACTCTCTATAGTTTTATCGTGCTCTGTTCCAACCGTTTGTCCTTGCCAGTTCACTGTTACTGAAACAGGGTCTTCATTCTTCCAATATTCAAAACTAAGGAATGCCCCACCTTCAGGCCCAATATTTAACCAATGAGGCGTCATATCAGGAGAATCAACAGTGGTTCCAAGTAAAAAATGATTACCATTTTCATTTGATTTTTGCCATTGTTGAACATCAGGGTTATCCCTACCTTCAAGATAGAATTGAATGTTCCCTGCCAAATAAACAAATGCAGACTCTACTCCAGGATGAGTATGTGGTGGAGTAGTGCTATATGGCTCAGTCAAATACAACTCAACTTGAAATCGCCCCTCTCTAAACATACACAATGACATTGCATTGTCAGTATGAAATACTGGATTCTTAAATGGTGGTCTTAATGGCATACCACTACTCATATACCAATCTCTGAATTCTTGAACGTTATTCCACATTTGCAACCTCAATTTGTTTGTCGTGTTTATGGCCTAGTGTTACTCCATCATATTCAACTGCTACTGAGCGTGGCTTCTTGTTAGCCCATCTTTGAAATAATAGAAATGAACCACCTTCTTGATTTACCTTTAGTGCATGGGGGGTACCATTGATTGATTCCAATGATTTACCCAATAACAAATGTGTTCCGTTTGCACCTTCTTTTTGATATTGAGATAAGTCGGGGAATGGAGCACCATTCGTAGCAAAAGACAGATTACCTGTTAAATAAACTGACAATGACTCAATACCTGGATGAGCGTGAACTTGAGTTTCTGTATTGGGTTTACAAATGTATAACTCAACTTGATACTGTCCCTTACGATATACAGTCAAAGCGTATGCCATATCCGTAATATGAATTGGGTATTCAAACGGAGGTCTAATAGGACATCCTGCAGCAATCCACCAATCCTTAAATGCTTCTACTTCATTCCATTCCTTCATCTGCAACTCCTTGTAAAAAGTTTTTATATCTATCTAATAACCAATTGATTTCTTTAATGTCACCACAGCTACTGGCAAAGTATTCATTACCCTCTGTTGTGTAACCCATAATGCAGACCATCTGCAATACCTTGGCTCCCTCAAGTACTGAATCTATTGGAACATCCCCTACAGTGCCTTCTGGAAACTCAATAATTTCTCCCATATCACCC